GCCTCTGTCCTTACGGACATGGCTGAAATGCGCCAAACGCTAAATATGTTCCGAAAGCCTCTCTCCGCATTGGGGCCACTAATACGCAGCATTTCCGCTGCCAAACGTGGTAAATCCAATGTTGGAAAGGTCGCTAAGGAACTTGTTCCTACTGCCCAAAACTTGTGGCTACAGTACCGCTACGGGGTTCGCCCTTTAGTGAGTTCTGTCAACGGTGTGCTTAAGGCGTTAAAGTCAGTTCGGCAAAAGTCGCGTCGCACGGAGAGGGGATACTATTCCCTCTCGCAGCGTACGACTCTAACCGGGAGCACGTCCACGTGGTCTACTCAATTCTCTTGGCAGGATGCTCAGACGGACGATATCTTTATCCGAACTGGAATCCTGCTTGAAGAATCGTTGACCATACAGCAATCCCTTGGAATTGATGCGGGCGGTATGCTCGCCGTTCCTTGGGAAATTGTCCCTTTCAGCTTTGTTGCTGATTGGTTCATTAACGTTGGTTCGTGGATTGGCTCACTGGCTCCGTACTTGAGCAAGTATCCTTTGGGTACTTGGTATACGGTGCAACGGAATAGAACGAGGGTATGGAAAATAACCTCATCTTCAGCCGTTAATCCAGCCTTGTACACATTGACGAGGCCTCCTCAAGAAATCAGATCAGCTGTTTGGGTAACTAAACAGCGCGTACCTGGTCTTAAGGGACCTTCACTCGCCTTCAAACCTCAAGCACTTCAAAAGGTCTTAGGTGACCTTCGAGGGCTTGATTCGTTGGCGTTAGGCATGCAACAACTGGGACGACTGTTGAAGAGCTAATCGGCTCTTCCTGTTAACCCAGTTTCTTTTAGGGAGTATTCCCGATGTCGCTCGTTTTTAATGCGAAGACCTACACAGCTGATAAATTCAGCTCGGACGCTGTTGGCTACATTGGCGCCGCTAAGACTCTGTCCATCAATGATGATGTCCAGTTGTCTCGCGTTACGCCGAAACCAACCGCAGTGTTCAGCGGGGTCGCTCGTACACAAGCCAAGCTCACCAGGACAGTTACCCTGACGGGAGCGTTGACGCCTACTGGCGTTGCGATCCTGTCGATTTCGGGTACTTGGCCTGTCGGTATGGCGAGTGCGGACATCGATGCGTTCCTCAACGACTTTGGTGCCTGGCTTTCCGGGGCGGACGCTAAGACGCATGTGAAGAAGCAATCAATCTCGTACTGAGATGGATTGGCAGCTTCTCATGTATCTTGGGAGACTCATTGACGAGTTAATTCTCGTCATTATGGCTCTCCTTGCTTGAGGGGTTAGTCCCCTCTTCTAGCAGTTCCTTACCTTGGAGGTCCCAGTGTCTTCCAGACGTCGAAGAATCGAACGTGATGTTCGTGCTTTCGACATTTCTCTCCGGAAGAAGAGGTTTGAGATATACTCAAACGTCTTGGAGAGATTTGTGTCGGCTTACCCCTCTGGTGTAGGCGATGAAGTAATGCGTTTGTTAAAAGCGCGTGATTTTATCTCCTTAATTAGATGGGCAGACTCATATGGTGGTGCAGCTAAGCACTCCACTGCGGCGGAAACATACGCCGCGAGTCAGTTGTCTGCACTTATCAAGAAATACCCGTTCCCTGCTCCGGAGCTGAAGAAAATATCCTTCAGTACCGCTGTAGAGAAATTCTTGCTAGCTGAGAAGCAATGCAAGCGGTACAACTTGAAGCTGCGCAGGCTCTTTACAAAAGGGTCGCGCTTCCGTCAGCAGTCCATCCTTAATCAGATGGCTGCACATATCAGGTATGTATTGGGTGAAAGTCCCAATTTGCCTGCTATTTATGACGAGTGTAGCTTCGGGCCGGGGGCGTCAATAGGAGTGCATGGTTCTTCCACCAATTCGGCGAGGAAGTTTCTCTCCGATAAGTGGACATGTTCTCCTAGTGCCCTGCCTTATGCCGAGTCGTCCATGCTACGCGATAACCACCTATATGAGCTGTTGCTACCTCATGTGGGTGGGTTCGTTTGCATGGATCCTGAGAGTCTCCGTAAGGAGATTCGCAGGAAGACCGAGCTGGTACACTACAACAAAATCGTCACTGTGCCCAAGACTGCGTTGGTTGATAGAACCATAGCAGTCGAGCCGCTGTTGAACGGGTACCTTCAAAAGGGTGCCGACGTAGTAATGCGTCGTCGCCTTAAGAGGGTTGGAATTGATCTCTCAGACCAAACGAGGAATCAAAACCTCTCGAGACTCGGTAGTACTGAGTCTTCCGATCCGTTCGTTACTATAGACCTTTCGATGGCGTCGGATTCTATATCTAGCGCCCTTGCGAGAAGGTTGTTGCCTCCTGATTGGTATCATTTTCTTGATGCTATCAGGAGCCCAGCCTACGTGCTTCCAAACGCCCCTACATCGGTGCGCTATGAGAAGTTCGTGTCTATGGGAAACGGCTTCTGCTTCCCTTTAGAAACGCTCATTTTTGCGTCCGTGTGTATGATGTGGTCAAAGTCCGCGACAGATTATTCCGTCTACGGCGATGATATCATCGTGCGCCAGTCCATATCTCAAAAGGTCATTAAGACTTTATGGGAGATTGGGTTCCGGCATAACCCGAGAAAGACCTTTA